CAGGATACTTTGACTTACCAGTAGGAACAACAGGACAAAGACCAGGCTCACCAACATCTGGGAACATGCGTTACAATACTACTACCAATGGCTTTGAAGGGTATAGTGGAACTGCATGGGGATCTATTGGTGGAGGCGCATCTGCTGGTGGTGCAATCTATGAGAACACAACAACGATCAGCGCTAACTATACATTAACAACAAGCACCAATGGATTCAGTGTTGGACCAATCACGATTGCTGCTACTTATGCAGTCACAGTTCCTAGCGGTGCGCGCTGGGTAGTCCTTTAGGAGAAACAAATGGCTTCAAGTATAAATGCTTCAACGAGTGGTGCTGGTGGTGTAATAACCACTGCTGATAACACTGGCATATTAAATTTACAATCTGCTGGCACTACAGTAGCAGCAGTTAGCTCTACTGGTGTAGCAGTGACAGGCACATTAAGTGCTAGTGGAGCTATTACAGCAACAGGCGGTATAGTAGTTGGTGCAGCAGCAGCTCCAGCGTTTAGTGTTTATTTAACTGGGAATCAATCAGTTACAAATAATGTATTCACAAAAGTTACTTTTAATACTGAAACATTTGATACAAATAATAATTTTGACTCAACAACTAATTATCGTTTTACACCAACAGTAGCTGGATACTACCAAATAAATGGAACAATTATGTTTGGAGGTGTAGGAATGACTTTAGGTGGCACATATATTTATAAAAATGGAGCTGCATATAAGAATGCAGCACAAGTGCCAAGTTCAACTTATTACAGTGGCTCAACAGTTGCAGATGTAATTTATTTCAATGGCTCAACTGACTATATTGAATTATATGGACTTATTACTGGTACAAGCGGACTTCTTTTTTTTAGTCAAATATTATATACATTTATGTCTGGTGCATTAATAAGGAGCGCATGATGAACTTATACGAAAAAATAATGGCTATCTATCCACAACTAGAGCCACAAGATTTCCTAACTGTTATTACATTACAAAACGACTCTGATGGTAAAGATGACTACATAGCAAAATGGGAACATCCTACACTAGCTAAACCTACAGACGAACAACTAGGAGCATCACTATGAGCAGTGTAATTATTGCTGGCGATACCAGCGGATCAGTAACACTAGCAGCTCCCGCAGTATCAGGAACAACAACATTAACTTTGCCAGCGACAACAGATACGCTAGTAGGTAAAACAACAACAGATACGCTTACTAATAAGACTTTGGGTGCAGGCACAGTAATGCCAACAGGAAGTGTATTGCAAGTGGTGCAAGCAACAGTAACTGGAGCAGTTTCTACAACTAGCACATCTGATATTACCTCTGGTTTAACAGCATCAATTACACCTTCTAACACATCTAATAAAATTCTTTTAATAGTTGCTAGTGGTAAGGCATATTCATCTGGTGGAAATCAACTTATTGTTACTGCATACAGAAATGGAAGCACTTTAGGAACTGGAGCAAGAGCAACTCCAGTTGAAGGCACTGGTGGTGTTAATCATAGTTTAACATATCTTGATTCTCCATCATCTACTTCTTCTGTTACTTACGCTATTTTTTATAGAACTACTGCAGGAACTGGTTATTTTCAAGATTCTGCAACTTATGGTCAAGCAACATTAACTCTTATGGAGATTAAAGGATAATGAATAAACATCAAGCTATATATAAACTTTATTCTAATGTAACCCATATTAATGGTGATGTTGCATACGACAAAGACGAACAAAAAGTAACCTACGACAAAGCTGCTGTAGACGCTTTAGTAGCATCAGAAGCATACAAGGCTAAACGAGTAGCAGAGTATCCATCATATACAGACTACCTAGATGGTATCGTCAAAGGTGACAACGCACAAGTGCAAGCATACATAGACGCTTGTCTAGCGGTAAAGAATAAGTATCCTAAAGGAGCAGCATAATGGCTTTAACACTTACAGGAGCAGCAGGAAGCAGTACATTAGACAGCTCTAAAGGTTTATCTGTGGCTACATGGACAACAGCTAACCGCCCAGCAAGTCCTGTGACTGGACAGATGGGATACAATACAACGACTGGTCAAATGGAAATTTATGGTGCTATAGGTTGGGCAAATGCTGGCACAGCGGGTAATTCTTATACCGCATCTTATTTGCTTATTGCTGGTGGTGGTGGCGCTGGAAATAACTATGGTGGCGCAGGAGGTGCTGGTGGTTATCTAACAGGAACTACAAGCTTAACTAGCGGTTCTGTATATACAGCAACAGTTGGCGCTGGTGGAGCAGCCGCTGCTAGCACTGTTGCAGGCACTAATGGGGTAGACTCAACATTTACTGGGCTAACAACCGCTGTAGGTGGAGGTGGTGGCGGAAGTTATCCTAGTGTAAACCCAGCTTCAGGAGGTTCAGGAGGGGGAATGGGAATTAGCTCAGGAACAGCTAGTTCTGGAACATCAGGTCAAGGTTTTGCTGGAGGCACTAGCACAGGTTATGTAAGCGGTCCAGGTCCGTGGGCAGCTGGAGCTGGTGGAGGTGCGGGCGCTGTTGGAGGTACTGGTTCTGGAAGCACTGGAGGTGCTGGTGGTGTTGGTTTAGCTAGTAGCATTACTGGCTCATCTGTTACTCGTGCTGGTGGTGGTGGCGCTCATGGTATGTCAGTTGCGGGCGCTGGTGGCACAGGAGGAGGAGGTAATGGAACTGTTTTAGGCAATGGAGTAGCTGGAACTGCAAATACTGGTGGTGGTGGAGGTAGTGGATCTACTACTGGTTTTGGTGCTGGAGGTTCAGGCATTATCATTATATCAGTCCCAACAACAAACTATACAGGCACAACTACAGGCTCACCAACAGTTACAACATCAGGTGCTAATACAATTTTACAATTCACAGCCTCTGGCACATACACAGCATAAGGATAAACTATGGCACATTACGCAAAAGTTAATAACGGAATTGTAGAGAAAGTTATAGTCGCAGAAGCTGACTTCTTTACTACCTTTGTAGATTCAAGTCCAGGCACTTGGTTACAAACATCATACAATACTCATGGTAATAAACATCCAGAAGGCAGACCACTCCGTGGTAACTATGCTGGTATTGGTTATACATACGATGCTACCAACGATGTATTCTATGCACCTAAACCATATCCATCATGGATACTTAATGAATCAACATGGTTATGGAAAGCTCCTGTAGATTACCCTACAGAAGAAGGTCGTTTTACATGGGACGAAACAACAACATCTTGGATTGAGATAGATAATGTCTAAACCTACTCAAGCTGAATTAGAATCAAGACTAAGCACACACGAGGAGATCTGTGCATTTAGATATGAATCTATCAATGCACGACTCAAGCGACTAGAGCAGATCCTATTAGGCACTGCTGGCTTTATTATTATATTCTTGCTGACACAGTTATTTAACAAGTAGCCATGTTACTCACTAGACAAAACTTGCGCAAACTATACGCATGCTTTGTTAAGTTACCACCATTCAATGGCTATAAAATGCCAGCACCACACAAGGTTCAGTTCGGTATCATCAATACCAATGGCGATGTGCTTGGATACTTTCATACAGATCCTACACGCATTGAAGTAGATGTATCTAATGACACCTACCTAAAGGTAAGTGAAACACTGATGCATGAGATGATCCACTGTCTATTGTATTATCATAACCACAATGACTTCGATCAGCACGATAAAAAGTTTCATAAGTATGCAAAGATGGTATGTAATATCCATGGGTTTAACCTAAAGGATTTTTAATGAAGAATATTTTTTGGCTTATAATAGTAGGAACATTACTTTATTCTATTCACAATGCAGAAGCAGTAGAAGTTATGGTGATGCAATACAATGAACAAGTGCGTATCGTATTATCTAAAGAGAAGTGCGACAAAGGTGAAGGCTTTAAAGCAGTAGCTCAACGCATAGATCAAGAAGTGATGTTAGCGTGTTGGACTCCTAAAGGAAAACTGATCCATATACAATGGGAAGGTGGGGACTTTAGTGAGTTTGATGTCAATAGATTTTACCCAGTGGAGATTTAAACATGGATCCAATTACTTTACTTGCAACACTAGGCCCACTTGCTGTTGATCTAGGCAAGTCGTTAATCAATAAGTTTATAGCGCCAGATGTATTTAAACCAGCGACTATAGAACAATACACTCAAATGAAACAACTAGACTTAGAATTCTTTAAGACTATGAATGAGGTAGGCAGTGGTAATGAAAGTTATCCATGGGTAGAAGCTACTGTAAGATTAATGAGGCCTATCATTGGGGTGCTTGTCTTAACTACATGGACTTACACTGTAGTATCTGGACACATGTCAGAAGAAGTAAATAACTTTGCATCAGCAGTTGGCTTCTATTTGTTTGGTGAACGCTCACTGTTTTATGTTAAAAAGAAATGAATCTATCACCACACTTTACACTCGAAGAATTAACAGCATCTGAGTTAGCTCATAGACAAGGGTTAGACAATCAACCCAAAGATGTTAAGGTAATGAATCATCTAAAAATTTTAGCTAAGAATTTGGAGGATGTCCGTGAATGTTTGGGAAGCCCTATTCATATTAACAGTGCTTATCGCTGCCTTATGGTTAATGCTCTACTTGGAAGCAAACCGACAAGCGCTCACGTCAAAGGACTGGCGGCAGATTTCGTCTGCCCAGGATTCGGAACACCTAAAGAAATTGTTAAGAGGTTATCGTCTAGCAATGTGGCTTACGATCAACTTATATTGGAGTTTGATCGCTGGGTTCACATTGCGTTTAGTGAAGAAGGTTACATTGCTCGTAAACAAACTCTTATCATAGATAAGACAGGAACTAGACAGTTCAAGTAATCTATGATATCTTGACGATACCTAACTACACGGGATCGTTATGACTACCAAATCATACAAGTCTGTTTTAGTAATCAGTGATCTTCATATACCTTACCACCACCCAGATGCATTCAACTTTCTTAAAGCGCTCAAGACGAAATACAAACCCGATCTTGTTATCAATATTGGTGATGAACTTGATATGCATGCGATGTCTATGCATGATAGTGATCCAGATCTATTCTCTGCTGGCCATGAGTTGGCAGCATCTATTTCGTATATTCAAACACTAGAAAAGATATTCCCTAAGATGCAGATTGTGCATAGCAATCACTCATCCATGTTATACAGACGTGCATTAAAGCATGGCGTTCCTAAAGGCTACCTTAAACATTACAATGACTTCTTAGGTGTTGGCACAGGCTGGCAATGGGAAGAAGATATTACGATCACACTATCAGATGGATCACGTTGCTTCTTTACTCATGGACTATCTGCTGATGTATTAAAGGTAGCCATGCAGTATGGTATGAACTCAGTTCAAGGTCACTATCATACTAAGTTTAGTATTGGCTACTACTCTAACCCAGATGCATTAGTTTGGGGTATGCAAGTAGGATCACTTATCAATCAAAAGTCCATGGCATTTAACTATGCCAAGAACTTTAAGACTAGATTCATTGTTGGCTGCGGAATGATACTAGATGGGCAGCCTAAACTTATGCCAATGGTACTTAACACAAATGGTAAATGGAATGGTAAAATTGTTTAGTGGAAAATCCAACATCAGAACAGCTAGATATCCTAGACAAACTTATTGGTCGTAATATTTGGGATATCGAGATCATCGAGGAGCAACCTCTTACAGTCATTAGAATTTTTTTCACTGAAAATGAGGATGATTACATAGAGATCAATGCAGAATATATGCAGATGCTCTACATTTCCCCTAAACCTCATGCTTTACACTAAAACTAGGTATACCTAAGTATCACCTTGCTTGAGATCGTGCGTTACAGAGCGATTGTGTGCGTTCTGTATACCAATCAATGACTTACAACTGACTTATACGCTTACCTATCCATCTCATCACAGGAACTGCCATAGAATTACCTAATGCTTTATATCGAGTCGTGTCACTTGATGTTGGAGTATGAGTATAACCATCTGGAAAGCCTTGTAACCTTTCACATTCCATTGGGGTTAATCTACGCACTCTCATTTGTTGCATAACTTTTGGACCACTATGAGTTGGACCGGCCATATCTGCCGTCATTGTTGCAGTAACATCACCTTGAATAGTTCCATTGTATGTATCAACTGCAACTCCAGGTCTTTGGCATGCGGTTAAAGTTCCAGACAATTCTCTTTCAAATTTCATTTCATCTGGTCTAGCATTAACATGAAATCCATGAGCAACTGCTACCTGGTTATCACCCATGACTGCTCTTAATGTAGGAGATAGTTCTTTTGAAAACCTAGATGGATTACCTTCACGCTTTGCAATACCAGGTTCAAATCCATAAGCAACTCCATGTACACCACTTGCATTTAATGTATACATGACTTCTTCTGAGTATCCATTACCATTACCACCATTGTGAGCTTGCCTACCTATAATGTTTTCTGCAATAGCGTATGACTTAGGTTCTAATACTAAAGGTTTAATATCTAAATCTGCACCGCCTGTTCCATAACTAGCAGTCAATGTTTTAGATACATCCTTGAGATCAATAGCACTGACACCTCGATCAATAATTATTTTAGTATGATCGTAGTTATCAATGCCTTTATGATCTCTTGCAAGTAATGATCCTACAATGACTGCGTTACCTTCTGATCTTGCTGGATTGTAACTGCCGTAGCTTGAAGGGCTTGCCTTAATGCAGTTGGCAATTTCTTTTCCCTCTTGTCTGCTCGGTGTAATATCCCTAGACAAGCTTTCGGACTCAAATAATACTTTGGCAGCACTTCTCCAGTCTCCAAGACATCCGACAACGAACACACGTCTGCGTCTTTGTGGCACTCCGAAGTATTGAGCGTCAAAAACTCTGTAGGCGAACCCATACCCGAGTTCAGCCATCCCTTTAAGGAGACAGGCAAAGTCCTCTCCTCCGTTACTAGAGAGAACACCTGGGACATTTTCCCATAGTAACCATTTTGGTTTAAACTTTTCTGCAATTCCAAGATAGGTGAGCATGAGGTTTCCCCTTGGATCTTCAAGACCTTTTCTAAGTCCGGCGACTGAGAATGATTGACAAGGGGTTCCTCCGACCAAAAGTCCGATTGATTCATTTAGATTCCATTCTTTATAGTTAGTCATGTCTCCGTAATTGGTTACATGTGGGTAGTGATGTTGTAATAATTGACTTGGAAACTTCTCAATTTCTGAGAATCCAACTGGGTTAAATCCTAGATCATGCCATGCTACTGTTGCGGCTTCAATGCCTGAACATACTGACAGATAGTTCATAGTTACTCCGAGTAATGATCACTAATTCCATGATCGTGTTTAAAATAATCAAGTAGTTCATCATCTTCCATAGGTTCTTCATATAATCTTTGAAGTCCCTTTAATGGTTTCTTTTTTTTCTTTGGATCTTGTTCCACCTTATCATCATCCATATTAATTCCCTCTTATAAAAAATAAATCAATTAATATGTAACATCCATAAGCAAGCCAAATCATACTACTAATAACTAATAACCATACTATAACATCTACTATTTTTTCTACTAATTTAATAAAAGACATGATTTTTAATCACAGTTCTAGGTTTCATTCCCCATTGGTTTGGTAATTCTACACTATGAAAATGTGTAGCACCATGACTATAATCTTTCACTTGTTGATTTAAAATCTTATTAGACAAATCAATGTAAGGCTGCAATTGTTGCATGGTAGGTACTTTAAAAGCTTTGGTAGTCCATTCAAATTGGTATGGTCTATAAGTCTCACGACATACGTTCTTAGGATCAAACTCTGACCTACGATACAACACGTATCCCACCGCCACTTGGCCAGGGAATGGTTCCCCCCTAGCCTCATGGTACAAAGTCAAACTCATACACATCACTGCTGCAATATCTAACATAAAGTCTCCTTTGCTTAGATAGCTTTCATGGTTTTGCGTATATACTTTGTATATACAATTATTTACAATAATACACACAAGCTATGTTGCTTGTATTTTATTAAGGACAAAATTATGTGGACAACTCCATTAGCTACTGAAATGCGCTTCGGCTTCGAAGTTACGATGTATGTAATGAATAAATAAGCCAAGCGTATACAGATAGGGCAATGCCTGCGGAGATCTTTGTTGCTCTCCATACGCGTTGCCTTTTATCTTTAGGTGACTCTAATGTCACCTCATACTCATAGCCATTAAGTTCTTTAAATGAGCGTGGGAAGCGCCATTCAAATGCATTGAAGTCTGTTTTAACTGGTTTCATTGATTATCCTTTTACATTTTTGATGCGTGTGGCGTGTTTGCCTAAGTATTGCATCTTTAGTGTTATGGGTAGGCGGTTTAATGTAAGCTCATTGGCTTCAAATAATGCCTTAAGTTTAGATATCTTATCCTCTGATGAAAGACTAGAATTAACTAGCTTGTCATTCATTTCATCAAACTTTGCTTGCCATGTCAATAGATCAGATACCTCTTGAGCTTCTTTTCCAGGCACAAAGAAGGTAAATGTACTACTAAGTGGTTTTTTTGCAACACTGCCAGACCTTTCTGTAGCTAAGTTACCATCATCATCCTCTGGTGCAATACCACAAGCAGCCATAAGGCTACCTCTACGACAGTAAGTCAATGATGCCATGACACCATGCGGATCTATCTTGGATGCGGGGATGTGTAAGATACCACCACTCAAAGTCTCACCTGACTCATGGATAAAAACAGTCTCCACCTTGACACCATCATCACAATCATGCGTCTTTTGTATAAGACCAATACCATTGTTATGTAGTGCGTCAATGACTGCCTCAATACACCCTTCCAAGTTTACATATTTACTGCGAAAGTGTGGATTAGTAGCTGTTTTAATTGCCGGAGCAAACTCCTTTTGTGCTTTGATAAATGCTGCTGATATAGTTTTCATACTTTTCTCCTGTTGTTGTAATTCATTCATAACTTCTGCTTCAAAACGATCTTGGTCATTCATATCAATTAAACCAATCTATAGTTGTTGTACCTTGATAACCTTTTTCCCACACAAACCAAGCATAAGAAACTGCTGATCCTTTTTGCTTATAAAACTCTCCGTTAATTGCACATATTAATCTACTGCTACTTACATAGATAATTTTAGGTGGGTTTTCTTTAAATATCTTTTTGCGAGCCTTGCCTTCTAAATATCTTATTGGCAAAAATAATGCTAACTTTTTACCTGTTTGCATAATAGATAAAGACCTAACAATAAAATCATTAGCATATTTATATGGTGGGTTAGTAATAATATTCATATCTATTTGTTGATTATTTGTAGCAGAAAGAAAATCCTTTACTTCTCCATAACCCCTATCAACTAAATCTGAACTATAAACATCATACCCAAGTGCTTTCATTTCATTTGATAAACTACCTTCACCACAAGCACATTCCCAAATCTTGCCTTCAAATTTTTCTATATCAAGAAATAATCTAACTGCTTTAGGTTCTGTAGCATAATAGTCATGTTCTTGTCTATCATAACTTGCATGACTACTAGCTCCCAATGTTTTAGCATAAGCTACACTATTTCCTGTCCAATCTTTACTCATATACGATCCTTAATAGATAATTTAGATTGCCTAATAATATAGGCTTCCTTAGCTGGCACCTTCTTTTCTGGCTGTGCTTTGTAACTTCTCATTGGCCATGAAATCTTATAACGACCTGCGTTACATACTTCTGCATCACGCATTTGATCCATAATATTGATCTGTAAATTATCAATAGCTTTTTCTAACTCAAAAATTTGTTCACGTAATGTAATAATCTTTTCTGCCTGGATCTCTACTTCTGGCAATTCAATCGTACTCTTTTCAGCACGATCAAATATACGTGCAGCTTCAAAAGAGTTTTGCAAATCATACCATTCAATCTCTTGATTAGTTTTGTACTTATCTAATCGCTCTTGAAAATCCTCTACCGCATTGTGAATCATATTGACATGATCTTCATTGATGGGATATAGGAAGATACGTAATGTAGTCCCTTTGTATAAAACACATAAAGCTCCCCAGGATGCTCTCATAATATTCATTTGTCCCTGGAGTTGTATCACACCACGATATGGAGCTGGCTCACTCTCGACTTCTTGAGCAGTAAGTTTTGCTTCTAAAATACCATACCCATCAAGTTTAATTGAATCCCTACCCATGACATAAATACCTTTGTCAATATCAGTATAAATTGTTGTGTCATTGCCAGATGCAGTACCATCAAGGCTTGTAGCCAATGGTATGTCAGGATGAAAGTAAGGTTTATCATGTGCTAATTGATCTATGTCTACACCTAATCTCTTACATGCTTCTGCCAGGATAAGCTTTTCTGTAATGTTACCCCATAGCATAGGTTCATTTTCTACAAACTCATTAGGTTCACCATTAATTGCATTGATTGAATATTTCAATTCATCATTTGGCGTCCTAAATTTACTAAAACCTAATAAGGATGGAAGCCTGGAACACGACATCATGTCATCAGGTGTTAATTTTCCAAGCGCTTTATCTTGCATTGTATTCACTCACTTTCTTTTTGTAATTGTTTAAATAATACGATACATTAGGAGCAGTCCAAGTATGGCCTAAAAATGTTTTGACACCTAATTCATTGAGTTTTTTTGCAATGTTGCGACAAGATGGTTTACCACAATTAGAAATGGCAAGATCAACCATGGGTTTAATATTCATGGCAAATTCAATCTTAATATCTGCGGATGCAAATCCACCTCGGATAGATGCTTGCAGCAGTGCCTCTCTTGGCGCACCAAGTTTAATACCTCTTGCTTTGGCAGCCATTAATGCATTACGCGTATTGATTGAGATCTGTCGCCTTGTTTCTTCATTTAATACCGCTCGAATATGTAATTCAAAAATACTAGCGTTTGGGGTTTCCGCTATGGTAAGTGGCACCTTCTTTTCCAAAAGCGAACTCATCAATGCAACGGAACGAGTTAATCTGCACTGTTTGGCAACAAGTAAACGAGAATCATTCTCAATATCTAATAATGCCAACGCTTTGAGTAACTCCTCTCTTTCATTGTGAGAACCGCTCTCAATGTCCGTAAACTCTGCGAGAATTTCCGCGTTAATGCTTTGAGCGTATGCGTAACAGATTGTTTTTTGTGCCTCCAATCCGAGTCCGCTTTGCCCTTGCTTATCAGTTGAAACACGATAATATGCAATAAATTTCATAATGTTAGCCTTTCATAGCTTAAAAAGAGAATAAAAAGAGAACCCATGCATAGATGACAATTAATCCTAGAAATGCATAGAGTACTAACTGAAAAAAACTAGGTTCATTTTGCATTTTAATGCTCCTTAAATGATTTAAAAATGGTTACCAATAGCAACCCCTAAGCACCCTAAAAAAAGATGCTTAGAGTTGATACTATGCAATTAATTAGTTACCTAACCCATCGCGATATGCAACCCCTAAAGTAAAAGAGCGGACATGCTCTGCTAGGTCGTAGTCATCGCCATACTTCCACCAATTAGGTTCACACTTAAATAACTTGGTGTGTTCTTCAAGAGCTATTTGAAGTGCTTCTATAGCTCTTTCTTTGGTTGTCTCAATGAGTTCAAAATTAAAACTGTTACTTATGTATTGAGCATGAAATAAAGTCATGACTTAACCCTCCTTTCTTTTGTAGATTGCAAAGGTAGTGGCAAAGTCTTGCGTAATATAGGATTGTTTACGCTTAAATTCTATTTGCTTAATAGATTGACCGCGGAACTTGTAGCGATACATGCCTTTTGTGTGCATTTGAAAAGTTTTGAGGTATTGCATTGGAATGCCTTTTGCAACGCTATGCTCTGCACTTGGTGAAGCGTGCAATTGAATCATTACTTCAATTTGTGCAAGTGTGAGCGGTTCTTGTTGAATGTTAAGAAGCTTTTTTGCTTTAAGTGCTTTCTTTGTTTGTGTTTCTTGGATCTTTGCCCATCGTAGAGCATCTTTAAGTCTTGCTATTTCTCTGTCTTTCTCTGTTGCCTTTTGTCTTGCTACGAAATCAACAAAAGTGATGCAACACTTAGACAAAATCTCCGTTGCTTCTTCGTAGTTAATGACACCATCGTCAAATTGAGCGTAAATGTCATTAATAGAAGAATAGAGGTCATGCACTGTGTAAGTGATTGCTTGGTTGTTACTGATCATGCGAGTTGTAAAAGTTTGCATTTTATTTTCCTTTTATGGATTGATTAAATTGTGGGGATTGTTTCAAGGGCATCATTAGAGGTAAACAAAGAACCGCCATTGTTGCCCTCATCGTCTGCACTTGCAAAAATATAATGTCCATCATCAAAGAAAATGACGAGAGCGGATTTATCCCACCCAAGTGCTTCCATTTCTTTTTCTGATAGATATTCACAATTAACAATCTTTTTACCTACTAAAAAAGCGTTTGCTAATTGTCCCCAATGTTTTCTAGCTATTGGTGGATATTTAAGTATCTTTGGATTCATTTTGTTTCTCCTTTAATGGATTAATTAAAATTGTTGAAATATAAAATACTTAATGCCGTTTTTTTCGTGAGAACCTAACACCCAAGTGTTATCACTCAAAAACTCCTCTGCCTCTTCGCCTTCTTCAATATCATAAGAGGCTTTGATTTCGTCTAAAGCCATCTCTGAGAAATCACAACATAAGGCGATAACATCTAATTCCATTTTCTGATCTGCATCACTTTCATACTGTTCTAAACTTTCAAATAGAATAGTTAAACCCTCATAGCTAAACTGTTCACCTCTGCCCATGTTATGAAAAGCATCTCTAAAACTGTGCTTATTAATTGATTGATACATATAATTCTCCTTTTATGGATTGATTAAAATGGTTAATTAAAACCCACAAAGACACTCCTAAGAATGCCTTTGTAGATTGCATTAAGCAATTTCTGTTGCACTTTCAAGAGCAAAGGCAAAACTCCAAGCATCATCTGAGTTCTTGAATAAATATCTTAAAGCACACTCACAATGGTTTGCAGAATATCTTGGATAATCTAAATATCTTTGAAACTCCAAACCAAGATCATTGGCAATGAGAGTTGCCTTGTCATTGTGAATGTAGTCGTCTTGATCCCATCCGCTTTTAAATTCAACGAATGTGAGAGACTCCATGACTTTAACTGAGAATGGGAATGTAACATCTAAACCAAAAGCACCAATAATTGGTTCGTTGTATGTTCTCATGATCTCGTCATGTTCTTTGGAATACTTTGGGAAATCGTTTGCATCTTTGAAGAATTTAGTCATTTTGTTTCTCCTATTATGGATTGTTTAAAATATCGCTTTTTGCTTGCGATGCCAAATTATAGTTTGAAAGATATCTAAATTACAAGCATTAAATCATATTTAGTTAAAATAAATCTGTGTTATAATCAGATATCGTTACAAAACAAGGCCTTATGCGTTACATCATCCCTAAACAAATTGAGTTAAAAACAACTAAAAACGAGGATTTACGGAAATTCTGTGTTATGCCTTTGAGGGCATTCTTAAACCCTAAGATCTCACCATATGCATTAAGAGTTCTTGGAGTATTGGCAAGTTATTGCAATCGCGGAGGGTTCTCTTTTGTATCTCTTAAAAAAATCGGCAGCGATCTAGGTCGTACTCCTCAGAATGTTGGAAAACATCTAAAAAAGCTAGAAGCTTTTGGAATAGTTGAGAGTTATAAAAACTATTTCCCTATGTTAAAAGGCAACACAAGAAGAATCATATTTGACGAGAACATCAAGAGAGAGGATTTAAAAGAACACGACTTGCACAACTCAGAAATTACAGAGATTTTGCATAACACTATATTACAAAACAAAGTAAGTGGAGAAGATAAGAAAGTTCAAGGAGTTTCTCAATCAGACAATATGGGAATAGATGATATAGCTAGTTTGTTTTTAAGTATCTCAAAGGAACATCAATTAATAGAAGCGGAGAAGCTACTAGCACAAGGCTTGACACCTGGAGAAGTGAGAATCCGCATGGCTCTAGGCTCTTAGCGTATCATACAAGAGGGCTTATTGGACAATTAGCCTCCTTTGCCTTCCTTGTAATCATTAGGGTTGTATTGACATCCCTTATATATCAATGGACTCAAGGTTTATTCATTGGTGGATGTACACTATGACCAATTTCAGAGGCGGTATGCTTCCCCCCACCCCCTCACTTGTACCGAGGGGTACCTTACTCAATTTTTCGCTAGTATTTATAAAACACTTGACAACAGATATCTTTTGTGAGTGTGCATGTCTTAGCAGAAACAAATCTACCTAACGATGCCCTTTACAAATATATATATTAAATACAAACCAAACAGAGTGTAGTCTAAAAGATTGTATGTAATGATGATGACCATGATAGAGTTCGTGCCGATAATAGACCTAACCCGATAATAAACAGTATTGTTTAAATTATCTTACTAATCCTATTGGATTGTAGCTTCTCGTTTATCTAGTTTAGATGTAATGCACTACGCTACATCCCCAGTGGTCAGATCCCCGATACTGTTGTTTGATCCCATCCGGGAACAACACTTAAGGAGAACCCACCGATTAAACACGTTTATCCCTATCTGTCAGCTACTACATTTAGGAGGGCTGGGTAATGGCCCCGAATAGTTAATATAAGCGATAATTAATTTTAAGTCAAGGTAAGGATACTATTGACATAGATATCTGTCTGATATATATTGCGTATATGAGCAAAGGATCTAAACCAAGACCATTTACCGACAAAGACATCTTTGATGAACACTTTGATCGTATCTTCCGTACCGAACAAAAAGCATTTAAAGCATTAGAGAAATCCATCAGTAAGCATAGTAAGGATTATGCAAAGTTAGCAGAGTATGAATTGAATCCATCTACTGGTGAAATAGAAAAAAAGTATAAAGATGGATGTTAAGAAGTGGATGCAAGACATGGCCAAAGAGTTTGGCAAGTATGAATACAAAGTTAAGTATCAAGCAGAAGCGGGTTATGTAGAGTTAAAGTCACCAGGATGGCAAGATGATCCACCAGGATTAAAAGAGTATAAAGCGATTGATTGTATTTTGCCAGTATTTCTAAGGAATGCTAAACCACAGGCAAAAAATAAAGATAAGAAGAAGCTAGTCAAGCAATTAACCAAGTATAAGGAGATCGAATGAGTACCGAATTAAAACCATTTCTAGTTAGACTCACACCATCTAGTGTAGAGTTGTTAAGTAAAGCTTCTAAAGAACAAGAAAAACCAAAGGCAAGTATTATTAATGATGCGATTAAAGCCTATCTTTCTAAAGAGGGTGATCTCAACTCAAGACTTAATAAGATTTTATAAATGATATTAGAGTTGCCTTATCCACCTAGTGTAAATACTTATTGGAGAGCAAATGGAAAAAGACGATTTATTTCTAAAGAAGGTGTGGCTTTCAAGAATGCTGTCATGGCTTATTGTATTGATCAACATATTAAGTCTTGGGATGATAAGCGTCTTAATGTATTTGTGTATATTCACCCTAGGAGTAAAAGACGATTCGATCTTGACAATTGTCTTAAGGCTATTTTAGATGCATTAATGGCAGCACATGTATATGATGATGACTCACAAATTGATATGTTATCCATTACACGTGCTGAACCAAGACCAGGCGGATGTGCTATGGTTGTTATTAGTGAGTATGGTAAGTAAGTTTTCGGTATATGAAAATGCAGAGCTTAGTCCACTTGGTCCTAGATTCTGTTCAACATGTTACCAATACAAAGCATGTACTGGTAAATGGAAGATTGCATCACATGGCAAAAATAGACGCTGGCTTTGTGATGAGTGTATGAGTAAACGCGTCAAAGTTACGCCAATTAAATAAAGGAGAAAGCTATGGCTGAACAAAAAGAACGTAAACCAGGTACTGGAGTTGCATTTGTTAATAAGAATAAGAAAGAAGATTGGCATGCTGATTGGACTGGAGAGTTTGCAGCCCATGATGGTACTGTTTATTATCTTAATGTTTCTAAAAAAGTAGGTGGTCATAGTGGTACTGAGTATATTACTGTTGGTTTAGGCAAACCTAAAGTAGCTGCTGGTACATCTACTGCTCCAAATAACTCTCCTCAAGCAAGACCTATGTCAGAATTACAAGATTTGCCTGACGATTTGCTATTCTAATGGATGAAGTTAAAAAGAAAAATCCAATCCCTTCTCTTGCTGGCTATGGCGGTGTCCGTAGCTTGCAAAAGAAATTGGAAAGGTCTACCACTTTACAACAGAATCGTGAGGCAGTTAGTTATTCGTTGCTATGTTTGGCGAATACAAAGCTTACTGACATTATGGAGTGGGATGAACAGGGCAATATTAAAGTTAAACCAAGTAAAGACATCCCAGAACATGCTATGCAAGCCATTAAAAGTATTAAGTCAAATACTAAGGTGGATAAAGAGGGGAATAGTTACACGACTCTTGATATAGAACTATGGGATAAGGTCGGAGTGCTTAGATTACTTGCTAAAGCATCTGGTTTACTAGATAATCCAGAAGAATCAGATAAACCTAGCGTATTAGGTATTAATATACGCGCACCAGAGATTATAGACCATGACGAAACAACAGGACAAGATAACAAAGATACTGAATGAGCGTCAATTAACGCATGGTGATTATTTGTCTAAATGTATTTTCATTCAAACAATCAAAGAAAGCATGCGGAATGAAAACAATAACTGGGTTAGGTTAGATCCAGATATGCAAGAGTCATTAGATATGATGGTACATAAGATTAGTCGTATTCTTTATGGAGATCCATATCATACTGACAATTGGGTAGATATAGCTGGTTACATTATGTTAGTAGCAAATCGTTTACAACTTGAGGAGGAATTTAATGAGCGCACCAAATCATGTAGAAGATCGTATTCAAAAGTTACGTGATGTTTATGCATTAAATAACATTTATCAAAATGAGGCGTTACAAATTATTGATGCATTGCAAGCGCAGATCAATGTGCTTAATCAATTATTAGCACTCGAAATTAAAGATATAGATGGCTAAAACAAAAGAGATGTCATCCAAGGCCATACATGGGCCAGGGATAGACTTAGACTTTTCAACAGCGCCTACGACATGGAACTTTCTACAGTCTGATGCATTTGTACGTGGATTAATGGGACCAGTAGGTTCTGGTAAATCCTATGCATGTGCGGCAGAAGTTATGATGCGCGCAGTCAGACAAAAACCATCTCCTATAGATGGCATTCGTTATACACGTTTTGTCATTGTACGTAACTCTTATCCTGAATTAAAAACTACCACAATAAAAACATGGATAGATTTATTTCCAGAGAATACTTTTGGACCCATGTTACATACACCACCTATTACTCATCATATCCGTTTGCCATCTCGCGGTGAAGCAGCGGGTATTGATTGCGAAGTTATCTTTTTAGCATTAGATCAACCTAAAGACGTACGAAAATTACTATCTTTGGAATTAACAGGAGCCTGGGTAAATGAAGCTAGAGAACTTCCTAAAGCAGTTATTGACGGACTTACGCATCGTGTGGGTAGATATCCGACTCAACGTGATGGAGGACCTACTTGGCATGGTGTGTGGATGGATACTAATCCAATGGATGATGACCACTGGTGGTTTAGATTAGCAGAAAAAGAAAAGCTAAATGGCAAGTATGCATGGCAATTCTTTAAACAACCAGGCGGTGTCATAGAAGTATCACCAGAACATTTGCCAGAAAATCCAGAAGCCAATGACCATATATTCTCAGGTGGCAGATGGTGGAAAATAAATAATAAAGCAGAGAACGTAGGTAATTTACCAGCGGGTTATTACATGCAGATGTTAGGCGGTAAGAACCTAGATTGGATTAAATGTTATGCAGAAGGCAAATATACATACGTTCAAGAAGGCAGACCAGTATGGCCAGAATATGATGATCACTCTATGAGTGGAGATGTACAATATGATCCAGAGTTGCCATTACAAGTTGGTCTTGACTTTGGTTTAACACCGGCTGCGGTAGTAGGACAAAGACTTAACAATGGTCGTTGGGTAATCTTAGAAGAAATCGTTACATTTGATATGGGACTAGAAAGATTTGGTCAGCAACTATTAGCAGAGTTAAATGCTAAATACCCTAAAGCACAAATACTAATGTGGGGTGATCCTGCTGGTATGCAACGAGATGCTATTTATGAAGTTACCGCATTTGATTACTTACGCACTTTAGGATTAAGAGCGCAGCCTACACCATCCAATGATTTTAAAGTTAGACGAGAGTCAGCTGCTGCACCTATGCAAAGATTAATTGCTGGTAAACCAGGACTTATGATTGCTACAAAATGCAAAATGATACGTAAATCATTGGCAGGTGGATACCATTTTAAACGAGTGGCTATTGGTGCCGGACAAGAACGATTTAGAGATATGCCTAATAAAAACGAACACTCTCACGTAGGTGATGCTTTTGGATACTTACTTCTTGGTGGCGGTGAACATAAACGTATGACACGCAGTCCATTATCTGCTTCGACCATTATTGCTCAAACTGTAGCAAAGTCTGACTTTAATGTTTTTGATTGATTATGTAGAAGTATTTAAACATATGCCACATGTCAAAGGTGGCTATTATCTTCCATTCCTTCCTCCACATTTAGATGAATTAGATTGTATAGAAGTACACAATCAAGTAGCTATAGGTTCAAAAGACTTTAAACGCATGATTTGTCATCAAGCAGAATGCGGTCCAACCATTACTGCATTTATTTATGGAAAGCCAGTTGCTATATTTGGATGCACTATGTTATGGAAAGGTGTTGCAGAATCATGGTCTTTACTCTCAGAGCAATCTAGGCGATATCCAATAGCTATGACAAAAGCCGGATTAACATTTATTGATATCTGTGAGATATTATTTCACTTGCATAGAGTACAAATAACTGTTAAAACCTCAGATAGTCGTGCTATGGCATGGGCTAAAGCATTAGCTTTTGTTCCTGAATGCAATATGGTTCATTACAGTGCAGATAAAGAAGATTATACATTATTGAGGAGAAATTAATGGGCGGATTATTAGGCGGTAGTAAGCCAGATACATCAGGAGCTGAAGCTCAAATTAGGGCGCAACAAGAAGAAACAAGTCGCTTAAGAGTGCAAGCAGAACAAGATAAAGTTAAGTTAGCAGAAGATTTAGCATCTAAACGCAAAGCAAGACAACGTGGTGCTAGAGCATTGTTAGCCGAAGAAAGATTAAACCCAGAAACAGGCGTATCAGAAACGCTTGGATCATCAGGAGGAGTATAATATGGGCGGAGGATCAAGACCAGCAGCACCAGCACCAGCACCAGTAGTAGTACCACCAGTGGATGTAGCACCAGCAAGAACAGCAGCAGAAACATCAGCAGCTTATAAAAAAGCTAGACGTGGTAGATCATCTGGACTTATGGCATCTACAACGACTGATACACTTGGTACAGATACAACCTTAGGCGTTTCCTAAAATGTCAGGCGCGGTAGGAAAAAAAGAATATAGCATTGCTCCAGAAGCAAAAGCTAATTTAACACCTACAGAAGAAAAGAAATTTCAGCAAGATGTTAAAGGTAGCGATTGGTATAAAGAATATAAACAAAACTATGGTGAAGATCCAGACTTAAATAGTAAGGATTATAATTATAGGGCCGCATGGAAGTCTGGTGCAAAACCAGAAAGATATGCACCAGATGAAAATAAATATCATTGGCCAAGCGAAACTTCTAAAGGTGAAAGTTTAAAAGCATTAAATCATCCTACTGCATGGATGGAAGATTATATGCAATTAACTGGTAAAGATCCACATGAAGGTAAAGGAATGACAGAAAGTCAATCACAAAAAATGAAACAATTTTTAATCCAACGCTATGGTAAAGGAAAATAAATGAAAGAAGATAAAATGCAAGCCAAAGTTCACAAAGTTATGCGTGAATATAAATCTGGTACACTTCATTCTGGTAAAGGCGGTAAGGTAGTTAAGTCACAAAAGCAAGCTGTTGCTATTGCAATGAGTGAAGCTGGCAAAACTAAAAAAGGATATTAATATGGAAGATAGATCATGTCCTTTACCAACGCATGACATTGAGGTTAATTTAAAAAACCGCAATTATGCATTTGAACATTATGGTTATGGCCCAGCTAACCCAGAAGAACTTAATAAAGTTTTTTGGCTTAAAAAAGCTATTATGTATAATGTTACTGAGCAAGAAGCTCAAACAATGCGATGTGGCAATTGCTCGGCTTTTATTCAAACGAGTGCCATGCTTGACTGCATTAAACAAGGATTGGAAAAATCTGCTGATATGGAAGGTGGATACGATGAAGAAATGATTGCATCTGCTGATCTTGGTTTTTGCGAATTATTTTCTTTTAAGTGTGCAGCTACTAGAACATGTGATGCATGGTTAGTTGGTGGTCCCATGGATGATGCACGTTATGAAAAAGTAGATAAAGAACTTGAGATGCGTGATAATAGCGAGCAAGACTAATGGCTATTAATATATCTAGAGAATCAGACACTACAAAATCTAGGCATGTTAATCCAGCTTATGTAGATAAAGATGGCATAAGTTATATTGCTGGATCTGATAGACCATTTCCTATTTTAGATATTAATCATCTACGCTTGCATGAAGGTAGAGCTTTTAAAGCATACAGAATATATCCAGGTGCAACAAAATTAGCAAATGGAGCAAGTTGTAATATAGCAGTTGCATGGGCTAGTGGCGTATATGCACATGTATTAGTTGATGCAAGTTGTGGTGGAGATGCTGAACTTTACATGTATGAAGATGCAACTGTATCTGGAGGAACATCATTTACAGCAATTAAAAGAAATAGAACAAGTGCAACAACAAGTCAATCAGCAATATTGATTAATCCAACTGTAACAGTAACTGGAACTGAAATGGATGCGGAAATTATTGCTGGTGGATCTGGTAAAAAATCTGGTGGCGCTGGATCTAGTGCTTTAGAAATAGTATTAAACCCATTAACGACATATTTATTTAGATTAACTAATGTTAGTGGTGCTGCTCAAATGGCTGAATTATTTTTAGAATGGTATGAATAGGAAAACAAATGGCTGAAATGATGAGATTATCCGCTGATGATGTTTTAAAAAGACATGAAAAAGCGCTAACAAAAAAAGAAGATTTTAGATCTTTGTATGATGAAGCTTATGAATTTGCTTTACCACAACGTAATTTATATGATGGTTATTACGATGGTAAAACTACAGGGCAAAAGAAAATGAATCGTGTGTTTGATTCTACTGCTATTAATTCTACACAAAGATTTGCTAATCGCATGCAGTCTGGCATATTTCCTCCACAACGTAAGTGGTGTAGACTTGAACCAGGAGCAGATATTCCTGATGATCGCAAAGAAGAAGCACAAGCTGCATTAGATGTGTATTCAGATAAATTATTTGCTACATTAAAACAATCTAACTTTGATATTGCTATTGGCGAGTTCTTACTTGATCTATCTGTAGGTACTGCTGTAATGATGGTTCAGCCTGGTGATGATATTAATCCACTTAATTTTATTCCAGTACCACAATTCTTAGTATCTTTTGAAGAAGGTGCTAATGGTCAAGTAGATAATGTATATAGACGTATGCGTATTAAAGGCGAGTCTTTAATGAGACAATGGCCAGATGCAGTTATCCCAGAAGAACTGCAAAAGAAAATTGATCAAAAGCCTACAGATGATTTAGATTTAATTGAAGCTACAGTATTAGATCAAAAGCGTGGTGATTATTGTTATCATGTTATTCATAAAGAATCTAAAACAGAGTTAGTCTATAAACGAATGAATGAAAGTCCATGGATTGTATCTCGCTATGCAAAAGTAGCTGGGGAGATTTATGGTCGTGGTCCATTAATTACTGCATTGCCAGACATTAAGACGCTTAACAAAACATTAGAGTTATTACTTAAAAATGCTTCATTGGCTATTGCTGGTGTTTATACGGCAGCAGATGATGGCGTATTAAATCCTAATACAGTTAAAATTATTCCAGGCGCTATTATTCCTGTAGCTCGTAATGGTGGTCCACAAGGTGAATCATTAAAAGCATTGCCACGTGCTGGTGATTTTAATGTATCTCAAATTATTATGAATGATCTACGCATGAGTATTAAGCGTATTCTATTAGATGAATCATTGCCACCTGATAATATGTCAGCTCGTTCTGCTACAGAAGTAGTAGAAAGAATGAAAGAATTATCACAGAATTTAGGTTCTGCATTTGGCAGACTGATAAATGAAACTATGATACCATTGGTAACTAAGATTTTAAAAGTTATGGATGAGCGTGGTCTTATTGATTTGCCACTTAAAGTCAATGGATTAGAAATTAGAGTATCAGCGGTAGCACCATTAGCTATGGCACAAAGCATGGAAGATGTACAAAGCGTATTACAATATGCTCAAATTGTACAACAAGCAGGTCCACAAGCTCAGATGACTATTAAGATGGATGCTATGATGGATTACATTGCTGAGAAGTTAGGTATACCACAAAAGATACGCAACACTCAAGAAGAACGTGCAATGATGACTCAACAAATGGCTCAAGCTGCACAACAAGTTGCACAACAAGCACCAGAAGTTATACCAGAGGCTGCCAAGCAAATGGTTAAACAAGGGGGAATGTAATGGCTGGATGGGAAGATTTAGAGAATCAATTACCATTAGATGTTAGGGATGTTAGCCAAGCAAGAGAAGATTTAGACAGATTAGTTTTACGCGTATTAGGTAATGAAGATGGACAAAAAGTTATGGCGTGGTTACGTCAAACTGTTTTAGAGCAACCAGTTGCCCTGCCTGGTAGCGATTCTAGCTATGCTTACTACCGAGAAGGTCAGAATAGTATGGTCAGAGATTTAGAAGCAAGGTTAATTAGAGCAAGGAAAATGTAATGATAGATGACTCAATCGAGCCTAGTACTGAGGAAGTATCTCAAGAAACTGGCTTACTCGACAACGCATCACCTGAAATAGAAACACAAGCATCAGATCCTACAAAGACTGATATATCACATCTTGAACCTACAGAAGATGACTCTCCATTAGAAAGACCAGAATGGTGGCCAGAAAACTTTTGGAAGAAAGATAATGCAGAACCAGACCTAGAAGCAATTGCTAAGTCATGGACTGATCTCCGCAAGCAAATCTCACAAGGCAAACATAAAGCACCAGCAGATGGAAAGTATGATGTATCTGCATTTAAAAACATTCCAGAGACTGATCCTGTAAGGAGTCATGTTATAGAATGGGCTAAAGAATATAATGTTAGCCAAGCAGCTTTAGATACATTAGTAGGTAAAGTTGTTGAAATGGGCTTTGAAGCAGAAAATACTCAAACAATTAACTTAGAGCAAGAAAAGAAAGCACTAGGTCCTAATGCAGATGCTCGCATCAATGGCATGATTAAATGGGCTAGTGGATTAGTTAATAAAGGTATTTGGGGTAAAGACGACTTTGAAGAATTTAAAGTTATGGGTGGCACTGCTAAAGGCATTGCTGCATTAGAAAAGTTAAGATCATCTTATGAAGGTCGTGTACCTACAGATAACTCTCCTGTTAGTGGCGCTCCGTCAAAAGATGAACTTTATGCTATGGTAGGGGATCCAAAATATAAAACAGATCCTGGATATCGTGCTAAAGTAGAAAGAATGTTCCAATCATCTTTTGGTACATAATTAGTCTCCGTAGGCTAAGGCTCACTTCGGTGGGCCTTTTTTTTGTTTAATACGCAAAATACTTGCATAAATTTGCAAAACATGCTAAAAACTCCTCAAGGCTCATTGCATTCGCAACCCTTCACGCAAGTTGTCTTGTCGTATGGCTATCGTAAATAGCAAGCACTGGCCCAGATTTCTTGGCTAACCAAAGCGATAAACTTAAATTTTTTATCAATTCTAGGAGAATAACATGGCTATTGGATTATCAAGCGCTTTTGTAACGCTCTTTGATGCCGAAGTTAAACAGGCTTACCAAGGTAAGGCAGAATTAGTTGGTGCTGTTAGACAAAGACGCGGTGTTGAAGGCTCAGTAGTAAAATTTCCTAAAGTAGGCAAAGGTGTTGCTACTTTAAGAATCCCACAAACAGACGTAACACCATTAAATGCAGCATGGTCACAAGTAACTGCTACGCTTGCAGATTGGAATGCAGCAGAGTACTCTGACATTTTCATGCAACAAAAAGTAAACTTTGACGAAAGACAAGAGTTAGTGCAATTAGTAGCTAACGCTATTGGTCGCCGTCAAGATCAAATGGTTCTTGATGCACTTGCTGCTTCATCAACTTCATTAACAGTGTCTAACGACATTGGCGGAACAGACACTAACCTAAGCGTAGCTAAATTACGTGAAGCTAAACGTCTATTAGATAAAAACAATGTTCCTCCAATGGATCGCCATGTTATTTTACATGGTAATGGCTTGTCTTCATTGCTTTCAGAAACAGCAGTAACTTCTTCTGACTTCAATACAGTTAAAGCACTTGTGGCTGGCGAAATCAATACATTCTTAGGTTTCACATTCCATACATTGGGTGATCGTTCAGAAGGTGGTTTAGCAATCGATGGATCTTTAGATAGAACAATGTTTGCGTTCCATAAAGACTCTGTTGGTTACGCAGAAGGCATAGCTCCTCGCACAGAAATCAATTATGTTCCAGAAAAAACATCATTCCTTGTGAATGCAGTTTTCTCTGCTACAGCAACAACAATTGATGCTGAGGGTATCGTTCAACTCACTTGCCGTGAAACTTAATCTAAGGGGAAACTATTATGGCATTTTCAAGCACAGCATTTCAACCGATTGGCGGTCAATCTAAAGCTGGTAATGCTCCACAAGTTTGGAGTTATACCACTGAAGATTCAGCTGCAACAGTTGATACATCAGGTTATTTTAACGCAGTAACTTCATTATTAAAAGTTGGCGACATTATTTGGCGCGTAACAACTTCTTCTGGTGCAGTTTCAACAGCTGGTTATCACGTTGTGATGACAAATACAGCTCTTGGCGTTGTAAACGTATCTGATACAACAGCAGCAACAGTAACAAATACAGACTAAAACACTGTATTGTAGTAAGTAAATTGGGTAGGGCGGGTGTTTTGCACTCGCCTTATTCTTACATTTGGAGATAGAGTATGGCAGCTGGAGATTCAGCATTATCCGTTTGTTCTGATTCTTTATTGATGTTAGGTGCAAAACCTATTGCATCATTTACAGAAGGAACAGATGAGTCATCTATATGCGATAGACTTTATCCAGACGTTAGAGATCAAGCTCTAACAACTTATCCATGGTCATTCTCTTTTAAAAAAGTGGCTTTGGCTCGTTTGGTTACAATACCAACGACAGAATATGAATACGAATATCAATTACCATCAGATCGTCTAACATCACCACGCGGTGTATTTAATAGTAATTCTGTAGGCGCTCCCTTTAGAAATGAGTATAGAATCATGGGAGATAAATTACTTACTAACTACGAAGAAGTATATGTAGATTATCAGTACTCAGTTCCAGAATATGCAATGCCTACTTATTTTATTCAATTATTAAAATATATCTTAGCATGGCATTTATCATTGCCTATTACAGACCAAACTGAAAAAGCTCAGTATTGGCAAACTATTGCAGTAGGAACCCCAGGAGAAAATGGTCGCGGTGGCTATATGAGACAGGCTATGAATATTGATGGACAAGGACAACCTATCAATGCTATTCAAGATTTCTCACTTATTAATGTGAGATATTAATGGCTCGCTTTGTTAATATACAAACAAACTTTACTGCGGGTGAAATAGATCCATTACTTCGTTCACGTGTAGATATTAAATCATATGAAAATGGTTTAGAGACCGCACAAAATGTAACATGTCAGCCACAAGGTGGCATTACTCGTAGACATGGCTTACGCTATATAAGTGCATTACCTAATACAAGTGCAGAATCTGCTGCTAATGGCGTAAGGCTAGTAGCATTTGAATTTTCTACATCAGATAGTTATATGCTTTGCTTTACGCACAATCGCATGCATATCTTTAAAGCCGGTGTATTAATAACCAATATTAATGGTACTGGAAATTCATACTTATCTACATCAGGTGTCAGTCTTACATCAGCTAAATTAGCTAATATGTGTTGGACACAATCTGCTGATACTTTAATTGTAGTACAAGAAGATACTGCTCCCATAAAAATTGTGCGTGGAGCTAATGATGCTACATGGACAGCATCTGCTATTAGTTTTGATAGTATTCCTAAATATGCTTATACCATTGCATACTCTAACCCAGCTGGCACATTAACACCATCAGCAGTATCTGGAAAAGTCACACTTACTGCATCTTCTGCTGTTTTTAGTGCTGCATCTGTAGGTCAATATATTAATGTAATACCACAAGGTAGAGCAAAAATTGTACAGTATACAAGCACTACAGTGGTCAATGCTATTACTGAATTTCCATTCTTTAACACATCAGCCATTGCCAATGCAAATTGGGAATTAGAGTCTGGTTATGAAGATGTGTGGTCAGCAACAAAAGGATGGCCTAGAACAGTTACATTTCATCAAGGTCGTTTATATTTTGGTGGATCTAAATCTCGACCATCTACAGTATGGGGTTCAAAAGTAGGTATATTCTTTGACTTTGAAGCTACCGAAGGCTTAGATGATGATGCAGTAGAAGCAACATTAGATACCAATACATTTAATGCTATTACAGATATGATCTCTGGTCGAGACCTTATGATCTTTACAACTGGTGGTGAGTTCTATGTACCACAACAAGGCTTAGATCCTATTACGCCAACATCATTCTTTGTATCTACTACTGGTCGTGCTGGTAGTAAACAAGGCATTCGTGTTCAACAACTAGAATCAGGCGTATTATTTATTCAACGCCAAGGAAAGATACTTAGTGAAATTGCCTATTCTGATACACAATTAACATATTTAACATCTAAGATATCTTTATTGTCTGGACATCTATTAAAGACACCTACTCGTATGGCTTTAAGGCGTGCAGTAGATACAGATGAAAATGATTTATTATTAATTGTTAATAGTTCTGATGGAAGTATGGCAGCTTATTCTATTATGCGCTCACAAAATGTTATAGCGCCATCAGAGTTTATTACAAACAATGGATCATTTATAGATGTAGGTGTAGATATTACTACTATTTATGCAGTGGTCAAGCGTACGATTAGTGGTACGGATCAATATTATGTAGAACGTTTTGATGGTACATTATTGACAGATAGTGCTGTAACAGGTGGTGTAGCAGCATCATTATCTATGTCTCATTTAATAGGCAAAGAAATTAATATTTTACTTGATGGTATTGTACAAGCTAATCAAACTGTTCCAGGCGGTGGCACTGTTACTTTCCCTAGAGCATCTACTACAAGTTATGAATTGGGATTGCCAATTAGCGTTGAAGCAACTACAATGCCTATAGACCTTAAGATTCAAACTGGAACACGTTTAGGTTTTAAAAAGCGTATTGTTGAAGTTAATGCATTAGTGTTAGAAACACAGAATTTAGTTATTAATGGTATTGAAATACCATTTAGATCATTTGATACAGCAAATATATTAGATGCTGATGTGCCAGATTTTACAGGAACTAAAGTGTTGCATGGTATTTTAGGATATAGCACAGAGGCAAAGATTACTATTACTCAAAGCGCACCATTAAAAATGACAGTATTAGGGTTAGAATATAAAGTGGGAGTCCATCAAGGAACATAATTATGTCTTGGCAAATAGCATTAACAGTAGCATCGACAGTAGTAAGCGCAAGTCAGAGCATGTCTCAAGCAAAGTCTCAAAAGGCTATGTATGACTTACAAGCTAAACAAACAGAAGCTGATGCAGCTCGCAAAGCATTAGCATATGAACAAAGAGGTAATGAAACATTACGTAAAATAACATCTGCCAATGCTTCATCTGTTGCTAGAGGATATGGTGGTGGTGTTGTGGGTTTAGAAGGATCATCTAAGCTTATGCAAACTATTAATACTCAGCAAGGTGGTAAGGACTTTTTAATGGATATGGATAATGCAGCTAATGCTTTAATGACTGGATCCACTCAAGCCGATATCTATGGCACAGCTGGAGACATTGCAATGCGAGGTGGTGCATTTGATGCTGCAAGCAAATTATTTACTGGAGCATTAGATATTAGTAAAACATATAAAACATCTGCCCCAGCAAAAACTCCGGCAACAGGTAGTACTGATTACTGGAAAGGTACTAAATAATGGCAGATAATCCAGTATATCAAAGACAAAATATTACATTAGCAGATACTCAGCCCTTACAGTTTGCTGATCTTCAAGAGTCTATAAAGTCATCAAAATCACTTATTGCTGGTTTAGATAAGATTTCTAAATTTGCAATGGAGTCACAAACTGAAAAAGCTAAAAAAGCTGGTGCTGAATATGGTGCATCTAATAGACCATCATTGCAACAAATCATGGATGCTGTTAGTCGTAAACAAGATCCTAAAGAATTATTTTCAGAAGATTACACAATATTTGGTCAAAATGCAGTAGCAGCTCAAGCAGCAACTGTCAAAGCTGATTTTGAATTAGAAGCTAAAAGTGAGTTAAGTCGTATCCAAGGAGTCATTGATTCTGGTATAGATATTAATCGTGATGATATTAGATCTACACTAGATGGTATGATTAATGGCTATAGCAATATTTTAGCTAAAATAGATCCAGAGCAGTCATTAAAGTTTAGAGCTTCTGTAGGCACAGCATCTCAAGAACTATTAAGACATGCAGACGCAGTAGTGTCTAAGAAATATGTTGCTCAACAAGAAATTAAAGTAGAAGAATCTTTTACTAACTTTTCATCCCAAATTGGTTTATTAGTTGATAATAACAATCCAATGGAATTTAAACTTAAAGCTGCTACATATATTGCTGATATTAATGATCGTATTGCTATGTTACCAGGGGAAGCACAATTAAAATATGCAAAAAGAGCAAAAGAGATTGTAGACAATGCTGTAGTTAATTCACTAATTAATTATGGTGCTACAGATAAAGCATTCTTTACTGATTCATATGATGTAATGAATAAAGTAAATCAAGGTATTTTTGGAGACAAGACTGATTATTATGCTTCACTTGGTGAAGATGATAAAGGTAATAGTCTTAAAGACAAAGTAAGAGATGGTTTACGTAAACGTTTTAATGATCTTAAAGATACTAGAAAAGAAGTAGAGTCTGCTCAAACAGATAAAGATAAGATTACAGTGCAAGAATTGGAAGCATCATACTATAAAAATTCTGATCCTAAAATTTTAGTACAATTAAATGCAATTGCTATTCGTAATCCTAATGCTATTACTGCTAATCAAGTAGAGTCTATTCGTAAGTCTGCTGAAACGGAAGCTGAGTATGATAATAATGTTGTTAAGTTAAAATCAGAAGTAGGTAGAAAATGGGATACATTAGAAGGTATGTATGCAAGAGCAACTGAATTAGGTGTGTCTCGTAAAGCAGCTAATAAATACGCATCGCCATTACTTAATAAAGCTGATGCATATGTTGATGAAAAATTAGTTAGTTATTCTAAAATGTTTTACCCTCCACAATCTACAGATAGAATTAAAGCTAATATACAATATGCTAAACGTATTGAAATTGACAAAATTATTGAATCAAATGATGCATATAATAAGTCAGTTGGCAAAATAGAAAAACCAACAAATAGGTCTGATATTTTAGATAGTTTAATGGATAAGAAAGATAAAGTTAATAAAGCTAATAAAGCTGTCAATACTCAATTAATTGACTTTGAAGCATATTTACGCAATAAAAACATTAAAAATATTACATACCCAGAAGATCCAATGGATGAAAAAAAGTATCAATTATTTATTCAAAGCATCAGAATGAAAAAATTAAACACAACTGTTGAAACAGACATTATAAATCATTTAGATGCTATTCATAAATCTGAATTAGCTGCTTCTGAGTTAAGGTAAATAATATGGATGACATATTTGACGATCATATAAATTGGCAAACTGAAAGAGAGTATGGCCCTATTACTCCTATGCCACAAGAACCTGCACCACAAAAACCCATGGTGAAAGAACCTGCTATGGTAATGAATGCTCCTATAGAAGAACCATATGTATCTAAATCAAGAGCATCTATGGCAGCAGAAAATGAATCAAAAGGTATTATTGCTACTCCAACTCAAGCAGCACAAGAATTATTAAATTTGCCCATATCAACAGTAAAAGGTGCATTGCAAGGATTTTTAGGTTTGCCAGGTGATCTTGAAACTTTACTGCGTGGCGTAGTCAATATGGCTAATGATGAACAAGGCAAAGGTAAGCTAACAAAATTCTTAGATGGAATGCATCAAGATACTGTATTACCTACTACAGAAAAAGTTAAAGAGTTTGTAGATGATAATAGCAATTATTTTAAAGGTTTGCGTAACAACCCAATGCAAACTATTGGTGAAGTATTAGCTCCTGGTGGATATTTTAAAGCAGCAAAAGCAATTAAACCAATATCTAAAATAGCAACACCTATAGCAGTTGGAACTATAGGCAATACAACAGAGAAAGTTAAATAATGACAATTGATAACACATCATTAGATAAACGTATTAATCAAATGACTACTGATTTAGGTGACTCAGTTAATCAAGAAGTTGCTCAAACAGAAGCACAAGCTATTGATGAAGGATCAATTCCTGACATTGGTGTTCCTCTAACAGATTCAGTCTTTACAGAGACAGAGCCAACATTAGTAGCTGGTAAAGCTACTATGGTAGAAGATATTTTAAAGAAAACATTAGAAAAAGCTGGTACAAAAGTTGAGCGTGAAGTAAAAGTAGGTCCGGCTACACAAAGACCTAAACTTCCGCCAAAAGAAACTGAAATCACAGAACCAACTATTCCTGATAATCCTCAACCATTAAATGTTAAACCAATTTCTGAAAAGAAAATGGAAAAAGTAATAGATAAGCAAGGTGAAATTAAAGCTACAGGTGCTATACCAGTATCGCCTACAGGAATTAATTATGGCAAGATTTCTACTGTGCCATTTGACGATGATTCATTAAGAGCTACTATTCAATCTACATCAGAAATAATGCTTAAAGATCCTGTTGTTAAAACTAGAACTGTACAAAGTATTTATGATGCAGCAATAGAACGTGGTGTCCCTGAGTCTATGGCTAGATCTATTTTACAAGGTGAGGAGTTTACATCTAAAGTAGGTGATTCTCAATTAGCTACTAATCTAGCTGGATTAATTCAATTACATGATGATAGTGCCAAATATGTTGATGATTTAATTATTCGATACACTACGGAAGGTTTATCTGATATTGATAAATTAAACCTTAGACAACAATTAGCTTACCATGACGTTATTTTAAAACAAATGTCTGGAGTACAGACTGATGTTGCTAGATCACTTAATGTATTTAAAAGAGCTAATGAAACTAAGACTGCATTATCTGGACCAGACTTGCAAGCTTTATTAGATGAGACTGCAAGCGAAAGTACTTTACAACAATTTGCTAAACTTTATATGGCATCTCCAACGCAAGCTGGTAAAAATGCTCTTATTAAAGGACAAAAAGGATTTTGGAATAAGATTCAAGATGGTGCTTGGTATACTTTACAAAGCAACATGCTTAATGATGTTAAAACATGGTCAGAAAACTTAGTGGGTTCTATGGCTCATGGTGCTTTAATGACAGTAGAAGATGGTATTGCAGCTGGTATTGGCAAATTAAGAACTGCTATTAAAGGTGAAGAAAGTTATTTCATGGAGGACTTTATTAATGGTCTACATGGATGGCGTAATGGCATGCTTGATGGATTTGAATCTGCATCTAAAGTTGTTAAAACTGGAGAAAGAGCTGGATTTAAAGGTGAGGTACGTAAGAATCCTTTATCAGCAGAAGCATTTTCAGATACATCTATTAATGTACCATTTACTAAACATGAACTTTATAGGACTGGTGATTTAAAAGATACATTTGTAGGCAATACATTAGATGGTGTGAGCTTTGTACAATCTATTCCTTTTAGAGCTTTAGCTGGTGGAGACGAATTAGTATCAGGCACAGTAGCTAGAATGGCTTTACACAGAGAAGCATCTAAATTTGCACGTTCAAGATTAGACGAATTAACTAATGGAGGTATGTCGTTAGTAGATGCACAAAAACAAGTAACAGAAGATGTCATTAAATTTGTACGTGAACAGCCAGCAGATATCTATAATAATGTAGAAGAAACACGCAGGCTTATATCATTTTCATATGACTTTGACAAAACTAAAACATTAGATAAATTCTACTATAAAACTAATCAATTCTTTCAATTACCTGTTGTTAGAACAATGGTGCCATTTTCTAATACATTAAGTAAAATATTTGATCAAGGTGCTTCACGTATCCCAGGAATGAATTTTATATCTCCACAATTCTATAAAGACTGGAATAAGGGTGGTATATACAAAGATAGAGCTATGGCTAGATTAGCAGTAGGATCTACTGTTGGATCATTAACTGCTTATGCTGCAACAGAAGGATTTTTAACAGGTAGTGGTCCTGCTGATATTGAACAAAAAAATGCTATGCAAAATACAGGATGGCAAGAGTATTCATTTGCTATTCCTACAGAACAAATATCTGCTTCTGTTAAAGAGGCATTAGGTAAATATACAGATGTAAAAGAAGCTAATGGTAAAGTTTATATATCTTATAAACGTTTTGACCAAATAGCTCAAATTATGGCAGCTGGTGCTGACTTTGCAGATGCTATGAAATTCTCAGAAGAAGATCCTAATAGTGATCAAATATCAAATTGGGTAGGAGCAATTGCCGGAAGCAATGCAGAGTATTTAACTAATCTCCCTACAATGCAATTCGTTGGAGAAATATTATCTTTAAGTCGTGGTAAGTTTGAAGATGGTGGAGAAAAATTATTATCCATTGTAGCAGCTTTAGGTAGGCAAGGTATTAAGAATGCTGCTATGAGCATACCTATTTTAGGTATTGGAGCATCTACTCAAGCTGCTCATGTTGCTAGATTGATAGATAGACCATCTACATCAAAACTTCCTGATGAAATTATGGTAGGCAATAATATTAGTACTATGGCATCACGTGCATACCAACAAGCTAAAAATGAAGTCATTGGCAGAATCCCTGTATTGCGTGGTCAAGTTGAGCAAGAGTTAGATGATGCTGGCAGACAAAAATATACAAAGAATACTGTACTAGATATGTGGATTAATGCAATTCCATTTATATCTGCTACCTCTACACAGATATCTCCAATGGATGAAATACTTGCAGAAAATCGCACTGGTATTTCAAGGGCTTCTAAAAATTGGGATGGTGTTAGTTTAAATGCAGAACAATTTAATACTTATAAACGTCTATATGGACAACAAATTAAATTACCAGTTATTAGTGAATCTAGTGATGATCTTGGTAATATGAATATGGAAAGAGCTATTCCAACTATTATAAAAGATATTGAAAAGAATCGTAAGATTTCAGGAAGATCTCCTATGGCTCCTGATGATAAACGTAAAGAAATTGATCGTATTGTTTCTAAATATAGAAAAGAAGCTAAAAAGGTAATGATTGGTGAAATTCAACGATCTGATACTAATATGACAGAAGAAGAAGATTATGGCGCTAAATATAGTGGCATTTACTATGAAGAAGATGGAAGTGAAAAGAAAGCAAAATATCCTGATTTAGTAGAAGCTATCAATAAACAGAAAGAATTTGTACGCTTTTCTATAAATCCAAGGTAAAATAAGGCAGAGGAAAAAACATGGCTGATTATGCAATAACCAACGTAGCAAGACGAATAGTATACACAGGATCTGCTGGTATAGGCCCCTATGCATTTTCGTTTCCTGTACTCACTAGTACAGATATCGCAGTATACAAGAATACCACACTTCTTACTTTAACTACAAATTATACTGTAACCATTAGTCCAACTACTGGTCAAGGATCAGTCACATTAGTAGTAGCTGCCACAAACGCTGATCGTATTACTATTGTAGGTGCTAGATCTATTGAGCGTTCAACAGACTTTGTAACTGGTGGTGATTTCTTTGCTAATACATTAAATACAGAATTAGACTCAGATGTTATATTTGTTCAACAAGTGGCTGAAACAGCAGAGCGTTCACTTAAAGCTCCTGTAACAGATCCTACTTCTATTAACATGACGTTGCCATACAATACAACTCGTGCTAATAAGTTTTTATCTTTTGATGCTGATGGTAATCCAACAGTAACTAATGCAGTAGGCACATACAAGGGTAATTGGGCTGCATCTACAGCATATATTGTTTATGACATTATTAAAGATACATCTAACAATAACATCTATATCTGCTTAACTGCACATACATCTACAGGATCACAACCTATATCAAGTAATGCCGATGTAGCTAAATGGTCACTGCTTGTAGACGCTGCTTCTGCTACAACATCTGCTACCAATGCTGCAACAAGCGCTACCGCAGCTGCTGCATCAGCATCTGCTGCAAGTAGTTCAGCTTCTGGAGCAAGCACCTCTGCTACTAATGCGGGTATATCTGCCGCTGCTTCTGCTGCTAGTGCTTCTACATCTACAGCTCAAGCTGTTATATCAACAACTCAAGCAAGTAACGCTTCAACATCAGCAAGTAATGCTTCTACATCAGCAAGTAACGCTTCTACGAGTGCTACAGCTTCTGCTGCATCGGCAAGCGCTGCTTCAACAAGTGCAACTTCTGCTTCTGGATCTGCTTCTACTGCTACAACACAAGCTTCTAATGCATCAACATCAGCTTCTAATGCAAGCACATCAGCTGCTGCTGCCTCAACAAGTGCTACTGCCTCAGCTGCTTCTGCAACAACTGCAACGACTCAAGCAACAACAGCTACTACACAAGCATCAAATGCTTCGACAAGTGCTGCCTCTGCTGCTGCCTCTGCTGCTGCTGCTCTTACAGCATTAGATAATTTTGATGATACATATTTAGGAGCTTTTTCAAGTAACCCTACATTAGATAATGATGGAAATGCTTTAACCACAGGGGATTTATATTTTAATACAGTAGGCAATGAATTACGTGTATACAATGGAACAACTTGGCAAGCAGCTGCGGTTTCTGCTGCAAGCTTTTTAACTGTTTCTAACAACTTATCTGATGTAGCTAATACTGGCACAGCAAGAACAAACCTTGGTCTTGCTATTGGCACTAATGTTCAAGCTTATGATGCTGAATTGGCTGCTCTTGCTGGATTAACTTCTGCGGCTAATAAAGGTATTCAATTTACTGGATCTGGCACTGCTGCCACATATGACTTAACAACTGCGGGTAAAGCATTATTAGATGATGCTGATGCAACAGCACAAAGAGTCACATTAGGTTTAGGCACATTAGCTACCATATCGCCTACAGGCACAGCAGACGCTACAACATTCCTTCGTGGAGATAATGCATATGCAGTAGTATCAGTCACACCTACTGCTGTATCAGATCAAGCTAACTCATCCACAGGATACTTTGACTTACCAGTAGGAACAACAGGACAAAGACCAGGCTCACCAACATCTGGGAACATGCGTTACAATACTACTACCAATGGCTTTGAAGGGTATAGTGGAACTGCATGGGGATCTATCGGTGGAGGCGCATCTGCTGGTGGTGCAATCTATGAGAACACAACAACAATCAGCTCTAACTATACATTAACAACAAGCACTAATGGATTTAGTGTTGGACCAATTACAATTGCTGCTACTTATGCAGTCACAGTTCCTAGCGGTGCGCGCTGGGTAGTCCTTTAGGAGAAACAAATGGCTTCAAGTATAAATGCTTCAACGAGTGGTGCTGGT